TGGCACACACAACATGGAAATATGGCTGGAAAAAAATGGCAATACTGTGTCCGACTCCGGTGGTGTTACGACCTTTTCTGGCAACAATAACAAAGTGGTTGTTGGCTGGAACTATGTGGAGCCTTTGGCAGCCGGTGACTATGTAAAATTGGCCTGGTGGAGCAGTTTTAGTGGCATTGATATTGTGGCACTGGCCAGCGAAGGTCCAGGTCCTGTGGTACCCAGTGTTATAGCCACAGTGGCCCAAGTTTAAGCTATGTGTTACTCTACCAGATGTAGCTAAATAATATATTATGGCATATCCACAACCCACCGAAGTAGCACCATGGTATCTGCGCAACATCAACCAAGCCCTGGAGCTTGATCAAGCCACAGGCAATGTGTTTGTGCGCACCAATGCTGCTTTGATTGGAAATGTCAGCGTAGGCAATGTGGCCATTGGAGCTTTAGGAAACGTTGACATTTCTGGTAACAATTTGCCAGTCACAGTAGAATCCGGTAATGTAACCGTATATCAAGGAACTTCGCCGTGGGTGGTGTCGGGTAACATAAATGTAGATGCTATAACTGGCAACATAGCAGGTATCACCGGCAACATTGGTGGTATCACAGCCAACGTCACAGTGGTAGATGGTGGAGGTTCACTCACTGTGGATGGGAATGTGAATGCCAACATCACCGGCGGTAATGTCAATGCCATACTTGGTGGTACCAATCTTGATGCATTTGGACGGTTGCGTGTGAGCGAACCTTTCACGCTGTTTGACAGCCAAAACATGTATATAGACGGTGGGGCGTTCAGCAACGTTACCGCAAACAGTGGTAGTATTACCTATGTAGCAGCCGAAAGCAGTTTCAATCTTGCGGTGACCACCGCCAATGGTTCTAGTGTGATCAATCAAGCACGGACCACGCAAGCCTATCAGCCAGGCAAAAGTCTACTGACGTTAAACACATTTGCATTTGCCACTTTGACTGCTGGATGTCGCCAGCGTGTGGGTTACTTTACCGCCAACAATGGCGTGTATTTTGAAGCAGATGGAGAAAATCTTTATTTGGTCATAAGAAGCAGTGCTTCAGGCAGTATAGTGGAAGAGCGTATAGCTCAAACCAGCTGGAACACAAACACGTTGAAAACAGGAGTCAATCCAAATCCATCTGGTATAAATCTCGATCCCACGCTCACACAGATTTTTTGGTGTGACATCGAATGGTTAGGCGTGGGTAATGTGCGAGCTGGTTTTGTGATCAATGGCCAGTTCATAGTTTGTCATACTTTCCAGCACGCCAATCAAGCAGGTAATACCAAGGTCTACATGACCTCAGCTACGTTGAATCCTCGTTACGAGATTACCAACACTTCAGCTATTGCAGGTGCTCGAACCATGAAGCAGATTTGTTCCACAGTGATATCCGAAGGTGGATTCACACCATCTACCAAAGTATCATATGTGACCAACAATACCACCGCTACTAGGATTAGTTCAGCAAATACATTGACCGCTTTGGCCAGTATAAGATTGAATCCAGCCTATCCAGATGCTGTGGTGCTGCCGGCTCAAATAAATGTTTTATTGTTGGATGTGAGATATGGTGAGTTCCAACTGGTGCAAAATGCCAACATTGGTAGTGTGAGTTGGTCAAATGTGCCCAACTCTGTGGTGCAAACAGTAAAAACATCCAATGTGATTACCGACGGCACAGTGGTATATCAAGGACTTTCAAGTTCTAGAGACGAAGTGCAGTTGGATGAACAGGTAGCTAAACGCCTGCAACTGTCAAGAGATGTCAACGGCACACCAGATACATTGACGTTGTGTGTGGCCTATACCCAGACCAATGGTGATGTGCTTTACAAGTTTGGTTGGCAAGAACTCACAAACTGACATGAAATCACTGATATTTTTCCTGTTATTTTGTCCATCGTTGGTATGGGCACAGATCAACGCTCAATGTCCACAGTTTACCAGCCACGGAGCACCACAATATCTAGCACAACCCGGTGATCAAGAGCTGTGCAGACAGAACTATGCAGTGATACATCGTTGCAGCGTCAAAGCACCTGTGGCTGTGTTTGAACATCTCACACAGGCCGCTATGTCAGGCACCGCACGACGCAGAGACAACTTCCGAGCTGATCCTGATGTGTATCCACAATGCCAAGCCACCTTGGCTGACTATGCCACAGTGGGCCGCACACATGATCGCGGTCATCTCAGCCCTGCTGCCAACAACACCCAAACCGCAGAGATCATGAGCGAAAGTTTCTTGTTGAGCAACATGATAGCACAAGTGGCCAACAACAATCGTGGCATCTGGAAGCAGTTAGAGACCTGGGAACGTGACTGGGCCATGAAAGGTGGAGATTTTTACATCATATCAGGCGGCATATTTGATCAAGGACACCCAGTTACAGGCAACGGTCTGGGCATACCCACACGCATCTACAAAATCATACATGAGAAGTCATCAGGTCAGACCATGGCCTACCTCATGCCCAATGCCCCACTGCCTGTGGCAGACTTGCCCAAATACCAAGTGGCCTTGGAAGTGGTGGAGCAGGCCACAGGATTCCGTTTCGCTTTCCGATGACCAGGACACTGAGAGTCAACACACAGAGTTTGACTGGCACGGCCAGCAACGATTGTGTTTTGGATGCAAATGACCCTGTGCATGCTCTGAAAGGTCCAGCCATGCTGGGTACCTTGACTCCAGAATCAGTCTTGGTTGCCTATGACGCACACAAAAGACAGCAGATAGCAGAGCAACACTTCGCATTGAGAGATCAAGCACGAAGCCAGGGAATCCGTCCAGGCACACCGGCTTGGTTTGCTCTCACCCAGACTCGTCGTCGTTAAATACAGCCATGATACCCACAGAAACAGCACTTGTCAAAACACCGCACAAGCGCACACAGTTCACCGATGAACAGCTACAAGAGTTCATAAAGTGCGCTGACCCTGTGTCAGGTCCGCACTACTTCATGGACAACTTTTTCTATATCCAGCATCCCACACGCGGCAAGATGCTGTATCATCCATTTGACTATCAGAAACGCCTGATAGATACCTATCATCAAAATCGTTTCAGCATCAGCATGATGCCACGCCAGACTGGCAAGTCCACTTCAGCCGCGGGCTATATCCTGTGGTACGCCATGTTTGTGCCCGACAGCACCATCCTGATAGCAGCGCACAAGTACACAGGTTCTCAGGAGATCATGCAGCGCATACGCTTTGCCTATGAGCTGTGTCCAGATCACATCCGCGCAGGTGTAACCAGCTACAACAAGGGCAGCATAGATTTTGAGAACGGCAGCCGCATAGTCAGCGCCACCACCACTGAAAATACTGGTCGAGGTATGAGTATTTCGTTGCTGTATGCTGACGAATTTGCGTTTGTGCGTCCAACCATAGCCAAAGAATTCTGGACTAGCATATCACCTACCTTGGCCACTGGTGGTAAGTGTATCATAACTAGCACGCCCAACTCAGACGAAGACCAGTTTGCTCTACTCTGGAAAGGGGCTAACAAGTGTGAGGATGAATATGGCAATCCAACAGAGCTGGGCATAAACGGATTCCGAGCCTATCGCAGCTATTGGGAGGAACACCCGGATCGTGACGAAGCCTGGGGTATCAGCATGAAGCAGCAACTGGGTGAAGATCGTTTCCGCCGTGAGATCTGCTGCGAATTTATCATCAATGATGAGACCTTGATCGCTCCAACCAAGTTGATTGACCTGCAGGGCTCAGAACCTGTGTTCCGCACAGGCCAGGTGCGCTGGTACAAAGAGCCCGAGCCCGGCAAAATCTATGTGGTGGCCCTGGATCCCAGCCTGGGCACAGGTGGTGATCCTGCTGCTATCCAGATATTTGAAGCCAATACCACCAGCCAGATCGGGGAATGGCGCCACAACAGGACCACTATACCCGAACAGGTGCGCATATTGGCCGACGTAGTGAAATACATCCATGGATTCGTCCAGGATCCCAACATGATCTATTACAGCATTGAAAACAACACCATAGGTGAGGCAGCCCTGATTAGTATTGCAGAGTATGGAGAAGAAAACATCCCGGGCTATTTCCTCAGCGACACAGGCGGCACAGGCGGCCGCAGATACCGCAAGGGATTCAACACCACTGCCAAAGCCAAGCTCACGGCCTGCAACAAGCTCAAAGTGCTGGTGGAAGCGGGCAAGATGAAGATCCGCAGCGCACCACTGGTAAGTGAGCTCAAAACATTCGTAGCACATGGAACCAGCTATGCTGCCAAACCCGGAGAAACCGATGATTTGGTCATGGGAACCATCCTGGCGGTGCGCATGATGACCCATTTACAAAGCTATCACGCTGATATGCACAACTATCTGCGCGATCACGGGGAGTCATTCGCGGAGCCAATGCCTTTCATTGTGATGCGCTAAATACTCTACTATGAGTCAAAATACCGCTGCCAACAAACTGTTTGATCTGCTGACGGTGCGCAACTTCGAGGACCTCCAGGCCCTGAGCAGCGCCACCAACAAACCACCCGTGAATGATCGTGGTCAGCCCGATGTGGCTGAAGCTGACATGTTCACTTTTGACTGGACAGCAGAAAGCGGCAAAGACTACGGCACAGTGGTAATCCTGCTCAACAACGAAGGTGGCATGGATGTGTTCTTTGGCGACAACATGGGCAAGACCATGGAAACAGAGGACAAGCAAGAGTGGTTTGAATTCTTGAACCAGCTCAAGCAGTTTAGCACCAAGAACTTCATGAGCTTTAATCCACAAAACTTAAACAAGCTGCGTTTCAGTCTGGCAGGACAAGCGGCCATCAAAGAAGGCCTGTTTGAAAGCTGGAAAGGCAATGCCACAACCAGCTGGAACGGAGAGCCCACCCAAGCACGCCTCATGGTGCGCCACAAAAAGCGCATGGGCGAAAGCGACGCTCGCTATCGCTACATTGAAAGCATGTTTGTGGAAACAGTGGATGGAGAGCGTTATCGCTTGCCTTTCACACGCCTGAGTGGTGGTCGTGCCATGGTAGAACATGTGCGCCAGGGTGGCAAGCCCTATGATCTGCGTGGCCAGCACATCGTGAGCATGGTAGAAGAGCTCAATGTGCTCAGCAGATTCCGCAGGGCCAATCTAGGACGCATATTTGAAGGCGACACACAAGGCTTGGTCACAGAAGCCAATGCCTACTACGAGAATTTGAACCGCATGATGGCCAGCCTAGCCAAACCACGTGGTTATGAAACCTATTTCGAAAACTGGAAGCCCCAAGACATCACCCAACAGGACATGGTCATCGAAGATATCAAGACCCTGTTCGTGGAACAGAATCTGGACACCAGGATCGAAGCAGCACTGCCGATCCTGGCACGCATACAACAAGGAACCGCAATGAAAGAAGCCAACATATTTGAAGCCTGGGCCAACCAGATCATGGAAGGTACTTGGAGCACACCAGACACTCCTGAGAAGCAAAAGACCTTGATCAGCCTGCTGAGCGACGAGCTGCCAGTGGGAGCAGATGCTACCAATGCCACGGAACTCCTGTATGATCTCATTGGTGATGATGAATTGTTTGATCAGCTACATGAGCTGGCTGATCAGGATGCCAACGCAGATGCACGTGAACTGGTATTGGATCGACTCAAAGAATTGCAAAGCATTCCTGATGTGGCCAAGGTCTTGGTAGGTGTGGGCGTGGATCTAAGCGAACCCGAAACTGATGACATGGACATGGATGCCGCAGACGACAAAGATTTGGAAGAAGCCGAACAAGATACCAGCGAGCTTGATGCAGAATTTGGACATGGACCATATGATTCAGAGGTTAAAGGTACCAGAACTGCCACAGAGCATCCAGATGGTCAAACAGACTTAGAGCAAACTATTCAATCAACAGATACCAATGCCAAAGGAATGACTCGCACAACCTTTACACAACAAAAAAACAACGACGTAGGCCAAATAAGATATTATCATGGTGTGATGGAAGGTAGCATCCGTGATGGTGTTTGGAGCGCAGATCCTCCATCTGCAGGACAAAAAGATGTGCCACCACCCAGCCCCAATGAAGGTCCCACGTCAAAGACTCCAGCACCACGAGCACCTGCTCCAGCACCCAAGGCACCTGTGAAAAAAGCCGATTCAGGTGACATGGACATAGCAGAGTTTGGTATGCCTGGCCGGACACAGTATGTCAACACAGCCACTGGCAAGACTGGCACTAGTTTAGATGCTGCACTCACACCACCTGCAGACAAAGCACCAGTTATGACCAACCCAGCACCTACCAAAGCAGAACCAAAAGCACCTGCCAAAAAATCTGATTCCGGTGAAGGTGATGCTATAGCTGAATACAGTGCCATTAGTCGTATGACACAAGGCAAACCCACAGATACTACTGCAACAACTGCTACCACTACAAATGAAGCCTTGTCAAGACTGGCAGAGCTGGCAGGAATGAGTCGTAAGTTACAAGAACGCATCAGCATCGCGCCTGATGCCGGCCCCATACAGCAGACTATCACTCCTAGCGGCAGCGAAGTTTGGAGCAACAAACCCGCAGGAACCACTGCCACACCTCCTGCACCAGGTACCAGCGTGCCCAGCAATATCAAGCCACCCGCAGTGCCTGCACCAGCCAACAACTTGCCAAACGTGAAACCTTTTGGTGCGCCTCCCCTGGGTGCAGATGGTAAACCCATGCGAGAAGTTCCTATGGATGAAGAATATGAGGCCTATGATGACACCTTGGCCCAAATTCTCAAGCATGCAGGCGTGGACGGTAAGGTCACACCAGCACCTGACTATGAAACAGGTGTGACGGAAAGTATGCTCACTGACTCAACTGGTCACACCATTGATCACATCCTAAATCGTTTCAAGCATGAAGTCAAGCGTTTCCAAAACGGAGATGAGATAGATACTGAACTCTATCATGCCTTGTTTGATTACTACAATGATCACGGTGAGATGCCTTATGGTATAGCCAAAGCACGCGACGGTGATCCAATTAACTGGATTTCCGACAAGTTAGCAGCCAAACTAGGTATAGATGAATCCTCACAGGATTACGCATCCGAACAAGAACTGGATGAAGTGGCACCCTTGGTTGGAGCAGCCGCAGCAGCAGTACCAGCCATAATCCGTGTAGCACCCATAATCATGCGTGGAGCTGAAAAAGTGATTGGTGCAGGTAGAACCGCAGCGGCCGGAGGTGCTGGAGCAGTAGCACGTCAAGGAGCATCAAGATCAGCTGATGTGGCCGCCGGCGCAGCCACTGGTGCAACCATTGGTGCAGCAGCTTCCAAAGGTGCTTCCAAAGGCAAAGGCGGTTCATCTGGATCCGCTGCTGACGCCGCTTCCAGTTTATTGGGAGGTGATGACAGTTTGTCAGACCTAGAACTGACTCGCTACATTATCAAACCTTTGGCCCTGGAAACTGATAAAGAATCCAAGCCAGCAATGAGTGGAATAGAAGCGGATCGTTATATCACCAAACCTTTGACCCTAGAAGGTTCTTGCAACATGACTGCGGAAGGCGAGTTCTGCCCAGAACATGGCCTGGAAGAGTGCGGCATGTACGAAGGCGATTATGGACTCACGCTTGCACCCACAGCTGAAAGCCGTGAATTTGATCTCACAAGATTGAAGCAACTGGCCCTAGGCAAATAAAACAATCTGAGCGAACGTGTCATAAATACTCTTGACACCAGTACAACAAGCGCATATACTACACTGGTGTATGCGCTTTTTGTTTGGTATCACAGGCAGCTTTACTAAACATCTATATCGTTAGATAGGCAACACACATAGGCAACTTTCAAAGGAGAAACACACTATGGCATCTTTAGCAGAAATCCGAGCAAGACTGGCAGCATCAGAAAACAAAGGCGGTTCCAACCAAGGTGGTGGTGACAACTCGATTTACCCACATTGGAACATGGAAGAAGGTCAAAGCGCCACACTCCGGTTCCTTCCGGACGCAAACACAAAAAACACATTCTTTTGGGCCGAACGCGCCATGATCCGGTTGCCATTCAATGGCATCAAAGGTGAGATGGAATCTAAACAGGTCATGGTACAGGTTCCCTGCGTGGAAATGTGGGGTGAGTCATGCCCTGTGCTGGCAGAAGTGCGCACCTGGTTCAAAGACAAAAGTCTGGAGGACATGGGTCGTAAGTATTGGAAGAAACGCAGCTACATCTTCCAGGGCTTCGTGCGTGAGAATCCACTGAGCGAGGATAAGACTCCAGAGAATCCCATCCGTCGTTTCATTATTGGACCTCAGCTGTTCACCCTGATCAAGGGCGCACTCATGGATCCAGAACTGGAAGAACTGCCCACCGACACACAGCGTGGCTTGGACTTCCGTATCACCAAGACCAGCAAAGGTGGTTATGCTGACTACAGCACTTC